ATCTACCATTGCTTGAAGAGCTTTCGCACCTGCTTCAGTAGAGCCATTGCCTAATTCAGATACAATTCTACTGCTTATAACAAATTCCCCATCAGCAAGCCTAGCAGGTTGTTTACCACTATCACCTATTTCAGCTGGTATGCTATCAGATACGCCATCACCAGGACCTCTAGTTAAGCCTGCAATACCACCATGAGAATAGCCGCCTAAATTATCCCTCATCATACCACCAGCAGCTGCCATTTGAGTAGGTTGAGCTTGTGGCATTGGTTGTACAGGTTGTGCAGGTTTAACTTGTGGCATTGGTTGCGCACCCATTATTCCCTGCGGAGCAGGTGTTTGTTGAGGTTGTACAGGCTGTTGAGCTTGTGGTTGTGCTTGTTGAATTTGTTGCATAGCTCTAGCTACAATTGGATTCATTTGGCCTTGTTGCGATGAGTCAGTTACAGATCCACCGAAAGCATAATAATATTGTGGCACGGTAGTCCTTGGAATATCTTGTTGTATATAAGGTATAGGGTCGTAGATACTAGCAGTAGCAGGTGCTTGAGATTGTTGTTTGCTAGAAGTACCTCCCATCATATTCATCGCTGCACCCCCCAACTGCATTGCTATGGCTGGATTGTCCTTAATCAGTTTAACACCTTTGTCTATATAGCCCACATTAGATGGTGAAGCTGCTGCAGGGGAAACAACAGAAGGCGTGTTCACAGTATTGATAGCAGCAGTATTGCTTGCATAAGAACCTGGCCCCATAGGTGGAGCAGAAGTGGTTATAGGTTGCCTAATCGCTGACGACATATCTCCAGAAGTCATCGGGGTTGGGTTAGGTTCAAAAGCTATAGGTATATCAGGACCCAATGGAGTTTGAGAAAGAGTTGCAGGGCTTATTTTAACACCATCACCAGCACCCACTGCCGCAGTTGAGCCACCTACGTCTGATACATCAGCTAGAGTTTCACCTGTACCCACAGAATCAACCCCTTTCATATACCCTCCGATACCCCCAGCAGCTCCACCAAGTGCTGCCCCTGTTAAAGGGTCTTCACCACCTGCGGCAGCCCCAGCGGCACCACCTGCGGCACCAGAAGCAGCGCCAATAGCTGTGGACGCCCCAGTGCCACTTGCTGCAGCACCTAGGCCTGAACTTAAACCACTAGCCATTCCTCCGGTAACAACTCCACCAATCCCCCCCATTAGCGCACCTTTACCAACATCCTGACCTGTTGCTGCTGAGGTTATAGCACCTAAACCTGCTCCAACAGCACCTGCTGCTAATCCTCCGCCAACGACACTACCCACAGTCGCGGCAGTAACGGCCGCACTACCTGCTGCAACCCCTCCTGCTGCTACAAACGCTGCTGCCGATGCCGCAGTAGCTGCGGCTGATACTACAAATGCCATGATGGTGCTCCTAACAGCAGTTGCTGTTCATATTCTTCAAAGGTAGCAGAGACGAGTTCTTTTTCAATAGCTTCAATCTCTATGTTATCTGTTCTATGTACGGTGATAAAAATTACATCTGTTTCTGCATACCCTAAGCGTTTAACACCCGGTTTGTCTACCATGATGTGGCCTTCAGAAATAATGTAAGATTCAGTTCCGTTAGTGATTCTTATTCTGCCTTTAGCTAAAATAGCAATGCTTTCAAAATTGTGTATCTTCCCTGTCAATATAGTCCCTGCAGGTATAAACATACTCCTTGCATAAACACCATCTATTTGATAATGCTCTATGGGTAACTCTACTTGCGGCATTTGCAGTAGTTCTTGTTCAATGCGCAGTATTTCAGGCATCGTTCCAAGTTCAGCTAAGTTACTCATTATAACCCTTATGTATTGTTTCTAGTTACTCATTATAACGCTTATGTATTGTTTTTACAGAGTTTATCATTAATAAAGTGCAGATACGAATGTTGATGTTAAAATAATTGAAGGCGATGCAGGGTGAGCTGGAGATACACCCGGAGGATATGTTGCAGCAACAGTATTACCTGAATCAGAGCTCATCATTAACTGCACATAATCTCCTGCGTTTATAGGTATAACAAGGTTCCATGAAACAATCGCAGCGCCAGCAACACCTGCATGAATAGTTGGTATACTAATGATCCCAGCACTATTAGGTATGTCCACACCGTTTTGTTTAAACCACATTGTTACATTATCAATCGTATTAGAAAAAGATATCAACTGAGCACTAAACTGTATGTTGTAATACCCCGGAAATTCGTAAACTACTTTTGTATTATCTGTAGGGTCTAGTGTAACTTGATTACTAACATCGGTAGATGTCATAGCTACTGTTAGCGGACTTGTCGGCGATGGTACTGGTTGTGCTTCTGATACATATGCACCAGCCGTATGGGACGTGTTAGTCGAACCATATACGCCACGAGTAATACCTGTAAATGTTGTTGATGTTTTTCCTGTATAACCAATTAACTCAGTTCCAATTATTAACGCCCCTGCTGACAAAAACAACGCAGTGCTTGTCACTTGGATAGGAGCTGTAGAGACGTTGCTCATGTTTGCAGTTAGCGTGGTAACACCGTTCTGATGAAAGGCCCCATTAGGGAACCTTAGGTATGCTCCGCCTACATTGCCGCTTAGAGAAGCAAGTGCATTGTCTATCTGATTAAAATAAAGCCGCAAAATATTGTTTAACATATCCGCATACTGCTTACTATACTCAGGTGGAGCAATAGATAAGTTAGGGGCTTTAGATGTAACTAGAGGAGCTATAACTGTCATAAAAGTCCTTTAAAAATTACTATACACGTCATCTACGTCCATCAGGACGCACGTCATACCTAGGATTACCTAGCTGCCAAGCAACACCTAATGAATCAGACTCAATTCTAAAGCTCATCTGTCTACCGCGTAGCCTTGTGTAAACCTGTCCTGTAAACTGTTGTACTACGTACACGCTTGAGTTAGGTGGGTAAGGAGGAGCGTAGTTGTCCGCACTTGTTACTAAAGGCGCATCTGCTGTACCATATGGTGCACCGGAATTTTGTCTAGGAACTATAGTGATAGTTACATGGGGATTATTAACAGCCGATCCGTTAAAGTTTACGTCAGGGAGCATACGCCATACAAAACCAAAGCTTTGACCATCTTCAATATCAAAGTCGGAAGACTGCACATAAGCGGCAATAGGCTCAGTGGTAAGCCCTGCATTATCATCTACAGAAGACTCGTGATAAAGCATACGGTTATTATAATCTGCAGCTATAGGATATGGACGTATACCTGAATCTAACCACGCAGACCGAGCCATACTGCCTGAATACCACACATTGTCTAAGTAGTTATAAATTACATAGCGATCAACTACAGTTGTATCTTCAGAGCAATAAAACCACCACACTTCGTTATAACCTGAGTTACCTCCAGCAAATACCTGATAGCCTTGGTCTGAGTTAAGGTCTTCAAATACGTATTGTTTTAATGTGCAGTTAAGAGTAGATACTGTACCGTTATAGACATAAAACTTATCAAGCCCCATCCAGTACGTAGCGTTGTTTACAGTAATAGCTGCGTTAGGAGATATGATAGAGATGTTATCCATTAACACATCAAATTTATACACGTATGGAGGACCTAAATACTGCATAGTATAAAGACAGGAGTCTGTCCAAATTAAGTTCTCTTGCCGAGTTATTTCCGCTGCGACAATATATGACCCATGTGTAAGTCTAAACTCACCAGACTGGTTAGTGATAGTAGGCACCCAATCATAAGGAAGAGCTTGATCTGACCAACGTACAAGCATAGGATCAAACGCAGTAGTTGGCGAAGCCGGATAAGCTGCATAAGAATTTGCTCCAAAAGCTATAACAAATCGTTGTAAAGCTGAAGCAAGTATTTGATTAGTAGCAATAGGAACATATGAGCCATACGGAACAGTGTAACCGCTTTCAGGAGTATTCCCCAACGCTGCTGTAGATAAATCAGATAAAAGCTGTGCTCTAGCACCAACTCCTGTTATATCCTGCCAATAATATATAGCGCCGCCACGAGGTGCAATAACAAGGTCTTGTCCATAGTTATCATTAGACCAAAGACGTAACTGTTCACCTATACCTGTAATATATGCAGAGCCCCAACCATGTGCAATTTCAGAGTTTTTAGAGACAACAACCGTACCACCTGATGCTGCTGTAGAAGATGTAGTATAAGTTAGAGAGCCTATTACAGTAGATATAGTGTAAGTGTTTAAACCAGTGACAGTTACTTGAAAAGCTTTTTGTAAGACCAGTCTGTTTATACCGCAAGGATTAGAAGCAATACTATTAAAGTATACGTAATCTCCGGTAGTTAAGCCGTGAGCTGTTTGAGCAACTGTTAGTACAGATATGCCCGTACCTGTAGCAGTAAATGGATTTGTAAGTGTAGTAGATATATAAGGAGCATAAGGTCCTGCACCCCAACCTGTGCCTATAACATATACATCTAACCCGGTAATAATTTGAAATACTGCTGTTATAGCTGCACCACCACCTGTTACAGCACTTGTGGCATTGGTGCTTACAACAAAACTAAAGGTGTTAGAATCAATAAAGGTTATCTGCTGTTCACCATTTAATTCAGATGCAGGTATGCCGCCTACAGCAGTAGCTCCAGAAAAGGTAACAAAATCATTTTGTGTTGCGCCATGCGCAATAATAGTTACTCTAACTACATTAGCCGTTCCTACAGTTGTGTTTGTAGTAAAGCAGTTGTTAGTAGCTGGAGAAGTAAACGTAGCTCTAATAGGGGTGATATCATTATAGTCACCACCACGTTCCACGTAGTATTTAAGATTAGTACCTACACCTAAATAATTAGAGCCGTCAAAGTCAATCCAATTCCATAAAGACCTTGCAACACCTTGGTAAGTAGAGTTAGAGAGCCGTGACCATCCGCCTATTTTTTCAGGATTACCAGAACGAAAGCGTATCTTATCCCCATCGTACCAACCGCCTTCGTTAGAATAATTAGTTCCCTCTCTATTTAGCCCCGGTCTTAATACTAACTTCTGTAATGGCATAGTCTATCCTATTAATGTTTTAGCTGTTATATCAACAGCATTAGTACGTGCTAACCAACCCTTACCGTATATAGGAAACGAGGGAAGACCTCTATAAAATGCTTCTTTAGCTTGTGTGTACTTATTAATAAGTTCTTTACCGCTTGCAGCTTTCACTGCTTGTAATGTCTTTGGACCTATAGCGCCATCCGCTGTTACGCCTACGGCTGTTTGTAGTGTTTTTATCGCACGTCCGGCCCCTGCATTGATAGCAAAATCAAAAGCAAGATAGTCAATACCACTGGGTAGATCATCGCCATATACAGCATCCCAATATTTGTGTTTATAAAATGGAGCAACCTTTTCAGGTGTTAAAGCTTTCATGTCAGCTGTGCTGACTTTGTGCCCTACATAAGCTTCCCATACCGCTTGAGTTACACCTAAATTAGTACAGCCTTTTCTACCGTCAGGTAACTTATTACCATTGTCTCTAGGGTCATCTTGAAACCCACCTTCACTTTTAAGAATATGGTCTAAAGCTGCTTTATAATTAGTTTCCATTTAACAGACCTTGTTGTACCTGCGCTAATAATATTTGCTGACTTGTTTGATTAGCCGCCGTCATTTCGTTTCTAAATGATTCAACCGCTGCACTGGTGCTACGTTGTTGCATGGAGTTTTCAATCATTAGCATTGGCATCCAACTCATAGCGCAACCATGTTCATCTAGCATTTCACCTGTATTAGGATTAGTACCAGACAACTTTGTGTACCATGCACAACGATGGATTGCATCGCCTTTTATTTCTTCACACTTTGCACCTAATGGGCATATTAAGACTGTTTTAATTTCCATTAATTTTTAGAACAAATAATCATATCAATATATCTTGGAGTCCAACCTACACCCGTTGTTGTTGAGTTTGTACCTGATGGTGTACCTGCAGATACTGATGATATATTTGCATAGCTAACGGCTGTAGCTGCATTTTGGGTAAGACTATATCTTGGATCACCACCAGTGCCAGCATAAGCAATATTTGACCCAGAAATCCCCCCAACAGCATGTGCATGACCACTATCTGCGTGACTATGTGCGCCTAGTGCATTACCAGCAAATGTATGAGTATGCGCCACCATTGTGGTATTGTTTATTATTGGCGAATCAGAACCGCCTATGCCATTACCTGCTGTATTAACAACTCT